TAGCTATAAAAGCCATAACTCTGATACCTCCTCTCCTGGGTTGGAAAATTCAGAGTGGCTAAAAAGGGAGAGGGCATCGTGACTGGACTCCAAATGGGGTAAGCGCAACCAGTCACGGTGTCTAGGAATTTAACAGGGCATTATCCACCACTGGAATGGTTGCAGGTGGGTATGGCAGGATGGAATGTATGGACTACGAAACCGAAAGGTGCAACTTCTTCGTAGAAACCGCACAAAGTAACCACCATACTGGATAATGCCTTTTTTCATTTTTTTATCGAAATATTTGCAAACAGGGTTTACAAATACATATGCCTATGGTATAATGTAATTGAAGGTTGGGATTAACGAAATAGGAGTCAAAAATGAGTCTTTACCACTTTGAAATTGGGTTTCCAAAAGGTTTGATAACGAAATTCGGTGTGATTGAGGTTACTTACAAAAGACATGCTCTAAATGCAGCAGAGACCGATAGATACGGTAGGATAGACCTTCCAAGGACTATCAACACTGATACTGCTAAGGCTATTGAGGTTGAAGTGATAAATCGTCAGGTGGTAAAGATTGTGTATCGTACCAAGTATAATGATGATTTCGATTTGATTCTGGTGTTGAGTAGAGATGCTTCAGTGAGAACTGTGTGGCTCAACAGTGTGAATGATAAGCATAAAACCTTAGATAGAAACAAATACGACAAACCGTAGGTGATAAAATGACTAATGCTGATTTGAAAAAGATGGTTGAAGAAAAAATTCTGGAACTGCTAGTTCTCTGTAATGATAGATATGACAGAGACTTCCCCTTCCCAGAAATGAATTATACTCTTACAGGTAGGTGTGCAGGACGTGCCAGAACTCCTAGAGAGAATCTTACGATGCATCATCCTAGAACTGCGCTAGGATTGATAAAGATAAATCTGGATATTATGAGAAATAATCTGGATGCTTATCTGGCAAGAACGGTTAGGCATGAATTAGCACATCTTATAGACCATTATCTTTATGGGCGTACCAAACCTCATGGTAGAAACTGGAAAGCTGTCATGTATGCCCTTGGTGATAGAAATCCTACTGTGTGCCATAACTACAATATGGATAATGTGAAAGTAAGACGCTTGAAGAAAAGCTACATCTATGCATGTGATTGCATGGAGCATAGCATTACGATAATCAGACATCGAAGAGCATTGGCAGGAACCCAAACATATGTCTGCAAAACTTGCCGTAAGGATATAACCTTTACAGGCAGAATGGGGTAACAATCATGAATAAGAAAGAAACCAGAGAGTATGTCAAAAAGCATTTTGTCAATCCCTTTAAAGTGGGTGACATCATCCATCATTCTTGGGGTTATGGTCAGACACAAGCTGATTTCTATCAGGTCGTGAAGCTTACCGACAAAACCGTTACAGTACGTGCAATTGGTGCCAAGACGGTTGAGGGTAGTGAAGCTTACATGTCTAGACGTGCAATGCCTATTAAGGATAACTTCCTTACAGAACGTCTTCACAGTGCTCTTGTCAAACATTGTGATGGTAAAGAAGAAATCCGCAAGCGAATTAGCGCATATGTGCAGAACGATGGTACTCTGCGCTACTACATTCCCACTCCCTATGGTTGGGCAAGCAAGTGGGATGGAAATGCCAAGTATAACAGTTGGTATCACTAAGGAGCAATCATGAATGCTTTCTTCAGAAGATTCTGTCATGCCGTAATTGATGCTTCACTCTTCTGGACCGGAGAAGATGAAGCTAACTGTCCAGCCCTGAAATATCTCCGCACTATGGCTGGATATCATCTCTGGGATGATGCAGGAAGACCTATCCCAACCATGGAGAGAGACAAATGGCTAACGAAATTAACCTAAAAGAAAAATGCCACTATTGTAAAAAATCTGCTAAGTATCAGCTTAAAAACGGTTTATGGTGTTGCTCAGAAAACCATGCTAACTGTCCATTAGTACAGAAAAAATGGATGGGCTATAAAGCTAATATGATGAAACCAGAATATTGGTTTCAACCTGTGGAAGAAGATATATGGGAATCTGATTTAACAATCTAAAAATAAATGAATAAATATTTGCAAACAGGGTTTACAAATACATTTTTCTATGTTATACTATAAGTGAAAGTCAGGAATTAACAAAGAGGAGGTCAGAATGAATAACGGAGTCAAATTTTCCAAGTACGGTGACGATGTTGAAGCACTAGCTAAGTTCCTAACTGCTTTAGCATTAAATGGTGCTGCTTTTCATATAGATGACCTTGGTGACTATTGGAAGGTCTACGTAACTGGAGGTTAGTATGCCAGAAGCTATTGAGAAAGCCAAAATCCTTTGGGTGAAGATTGAACGTGTAGGTCGTAATGCTCCTCTGATTGAAGAATGGAATGAAGACGGTCCCTATACGAGAGAAGCTGAAGGTATTGCCATTTATGCCATGTCAGAGTATGGCATCCTTTATACTAATCGTCATTCTTTCCTTGAAGATGATAATGAAGTTAGTTGGGCTAAACTTCAGAAAGCACTTGATGCAATTACTCTTCATCTTCATAATGGTGGTACTCTTGACCCTGAACATTGGGGAGTAGTTAGAGTTTGTTACGGTACTAATGCCTATCTGGATTGGGTGGAACCTGAACTGGTTAGGATGGATAAAGACCCTAATTATATGCCAAGTGCGTTAGCACTACCGTAGGAGGTTTCAATGGATTTCTTTGATGAAGCATATAAGGATGAAATGAATGTCTGGAGATGGAAGTCGAATGACCGTGTTCCCCCAGACGATTGCCTTGAAGAAGCTGGAATTGATGATGGTACTCGCAAACGATGCAAGATGTATCGTGATGAAGAGACCACAAAATTCATAAAAGAATACCGCAAAAGCATGGAAGACTATGAACCTGATGCAGAACATATGTACGAAATGAGAGCAGCTTTCGGTGAAGACGTTGATGTTGTTAATGTCATCACTGGTAAAACATACAGGACATAAGGAGGTTGTCATGAATTTAGGTATCCATTTAATCTTGAATCCTGCTGGTACTTATTCCTTTAAAGGAACTATCCCTGTGACATTAGGATGGGTAAACAAGGATGGTACTGAGTTAACCAACGAGCAAGCTACTGAAGTTGCTAGGTCTAACTATCCTGCAATGCTTGCTAAGTCAAGAGTTTTCCAACATCCTGAAGATGCTTTGGAAGCAGCAGAAAAAATGGGTATTACTATTACCTCTATTGATAATATTGCTGAAGCTGAACTTGCTGCTCAAGGTCTTCTTGATGAAAAAGACTATGGAGATAGGGGATAATCATGGATGTGATGGGAAGAAAACTTAAACCTTTGTTTCCAGGGGAATTGGAAGAATGGGAAGGTCAGATGTGGCAGAACCATGAGGAAGAATTTGACCTAGAAGATATAGAGGAGGATTACTAAAATGAGAGTTAATAGACTTTTCGAAAATGACCAGTTAGCAATTAACGTGGTCATGGACAAAGATGGTGCAGTCAAAGGTGTCAACATTACTCTGAGAGATGGTACTGTTCTAGTTGATGATGATAGCAATGTGGAAACTCGTTATCTTACTTTAACAGTGGATTCTCATTGGAAAGAAGAGATAGAGGAAAACACAAACGCAGAGTCGGATTTTGATACTGCTCTTATGAGGTTTGTCGAATTTTCCCAGAATGTGGTTGACAAGAATATGGAACAGTTTCCAGGTCAACACAAGAGACTAGTTCTGATGAAGGGAAGACGCTACATCAGAATAGTTGCTGATGATGGTACGCAATCCAGTGCATGGGCTTTCATTGATACTACTAATGGTGATATCCTGAAACCTGCAAGCTGGAAGGCACCTGCTAAACATGCTAGGGGTAACATCTATAATGAAAAATACATTGTAACCCCTTGGGGTCCACCTTATCTGAAATAAGGGAGTAAACTCATGAGTCACCCTAAAGACATTCCGGTTACACTGGAAGAAGAAATTTATTGGCAAGAGATAGAACAAGTGATTGAAATATCAAATCAACAAGAATCACTGTTTACAGTAGATGATAACACATGGGAAAAATTTGGAAAATGAAAAATATATGGAGGGTAGGTTTACAAATATAAGTTTTAGTGTTAGAATGGGCGTAAGGAGTTAAACATGAAAGAAATTAGAATATTTTGTTCTGGGTGTAGTCGAGAATATTTTGTTCCAGCAGAAATGCAGAACTTTACTAGTTTGCTTAATCTTACGTGCAGGAAATGTAATCAACTACTTGAAATTAGACATCACTCACTTAAAGAACAAATGGCACAAGAGATGATGCAGATTATTGAGAAATCAACATATAATTTTCTGGATTTACCACCTATCAAAATGACACAAGAGAAGATGGAGGAAGAGGATGACTAAAAAAACAATATGGCTAACTGAAAATAGAGTCACAAGATTCGCTACAAGAGACCATGATTTCTGTATCACCAAACTGAAGAACTCCACTGAATTCAAAGTTGGTGAATATCTTACAGAAGAACAAGTGAACTCTCTCATTCGTTCAAGATGGGATGTCATCATAAGGGAGAAGAAGTAATGATTTTTGATGGACTGAGATGGAGAAGAACCAAAAAAGTTGTGACTCTTCCTCCTAATCTTTGGGAAAAAGACAGTGGTGGTATCAAGTATACTACGTTTGGTAGGGTAGCAAAAGACCACAATGACCCTAAAGCAGTAGTGACTAACTGGTATCAAGAAATTGCTGGTGGGTCTAGGCTAGTAGTTAAAGCTATCCCTATTGGTGTTGATGGACATAGTTTAACCAATTTAATGTACGGTAAGGATGGTTATGCATATCTATTTCTGAAGGGTCAAGTCTACATAAGGAGATGGAAGAAATGAATATCATAGACCTTCTTAAACTTCATGACAAAAAATATGCTGATGGTCAACCCGAAATATCAGATACCGATTATGATATGATGAGGGAAGAAGCTAAAGAACTTTTTCCTGAAGACCCATATTTTGAGACTGTTGGTGTTGCTGGTGAAAAAGTTAAATTACCTTATATCATGGGTTCGCTTGACAAGATGAAGATTGATACCGTTCTTGATTGGCTCAAGAAAACAGGTAAGAACTTCATTGTATCTGAAAAGGTAGATGGTGCCAGTTTCCTAGTTATCTATGAAGACGGTAAACCCATTGCAGGATATCGAAGAGGAGATGGTGAGCTAGGCACAGACATTACAGATAAGGTCAAACTCTTCTGTCCTGAAATATATTCCTCTGGTAGATGGGTGTTTCGTGGTGAAGCTGTACTCAACAAAGACCCTGCTGATTTTGGATATAAGAACAGAAGAAATGGTGCTAGTGGTCTTCTAAACAAAGACGGTACTGAGAACTGTCAACATCTCAAAGCATACTTCTACGAGATTGTTGAAGCACCTGATGACCTTAATATGGAGAGTGTTCCTAACGAATGGACAGAAGAAAGAAGATGGGAAATTATTGAAGAGTTATGGGGTACTCAAAACAATCCTATGTGGTGGACATTAAACGGTCCTTTTGTTGATGGAGAAACAGAAGATAGATTAGTAGCACTGCTACAATCAGCAAGAGAACATGATAGATATGACGTTGATGGTCTTGTAATCACTCTCAACAAATCAGATAGGGAAGATGTATTATACCCAACATTTAAAATTGCATTCAAGGTAAATCTAGATGCAGTTAAAACAACTGTTGAAGATATTGAATGGAGTGTGACCAGAACAGGACGTATAGTTCCTGTTGTAATTATCAGACCTATTGGGATTCAAGGTGTAACAGTTAGTAGAGTCACCGGACACAATTTTGAACTGCTTTCTAAAATGGGAGCAGGGATTGGTGCAGAGGTAGGTATTGTAAGGTCTGGTGATGTTATCCCATATATCGAAGAAGTGTATACTGCATCCGATAATTTAGGTCGATATCATTCTTGTCCTTCTTGTTATAGTGAATCACATCGGTTAGGTGTAGATATAGTTTGTACCAATAAACAATGCCCAGAGAAGGTTTACTATGAATTGGAATATTGGTTCAGAACCCTAGGTGCTGAAAACATAACTGCTGTCTCTCTCAAAAAACTAGGTGACCATATTGATAATTCAAAACCACCTGATATTTTTCAAATCTATGATTTAAGTATTAATGAACTCATGAGAATTGAAGGTTTTGGGGAAAGAAGAGCTACCCAAATATATGATGAAATCCAGGGTACTATGAATACTACCCATGAAAAACTTCTTGCTGCATTTGCTATTCCAAATGTGGGTAACACTGTTGCTGCTGATTTGATTAGACAATTTGGGTCTATCCATAATGTACTTAATGCATCCTACAAAGAGCTAACAGAAGTTGAGGGGATTGGTATAACTGTAGGAAGCTATATCAGAGGTAATCAATATACCTGTAATGAAACACTTGAAGAACTTGAATATTTAGGTCTCAAATTAGAAGAAAGAGCTACTGGTGTACTTGATGGTAAAATCCTTTGTATCACCGGAAAGTTACCGATGAAAAGAGATGCACTGGTTCGAATGATTGAAAGTAAGGGTGGAACTTGGAAGAACTCAGTTACTAAGAAGACTAATTACTTAGTAACAGATAATCCAAATTCTGGGTCCAGTAAAAATAAGAAAGCAGAACAATATGGAACAGAGATAATTGACTTCAATCAATTACAGGGGATGTGCAATGGGTGAGATGGAAAAGAGATATACAAAGCTAGGTCTTAAAGTAGGCACACTAGTTATTATTTTTATTCTGTTTGTTGCTCTCATTGGTACTCTTTTTATGGGAGCAGTAAGAGGATTACCATTCCCATGGGAAGCTATTAAAGAATACTTTTCTAGAACTGGTGATATTGCAATGTGGGAAGTGTGGTTAATTGCCCTTAGTATGTCCTTTGTAATAGGAAAATAGAAATGAATCTTCAAACTGTCTGTGGTAGATGTGGACAACCAATAGTCAAATGGAACTATAGTATGATGCTTAATCCTGATGGTAGCGTGGAAGTAAGACTAGTTTGCTCTAGATGTAATAGGAAATGGTATGGAGTTCTTGGAGTACCAGAAGACTTTGAGGTAATAGACGATGACGAAACAGAAAAAAATTAGGGGGTCTCCAGGGTATGGAAAGGTATTAAACTACAATCTTGGCTCGACACTTTACCCTGAACCCTATAGAAAAAGAACACATATATGCTGTATGCTCTGTAAAACAGACCAACCGATGTGGGCGTTAAGAAAAGAATGTTTGTTCTGTGGAGAGACTATCTTATGAAAAAATTTAAAGAGATGATAGGATATGCATTATCCAGCGAACAAATGAAAAAGAGACCCATGTGGCAAATACAGGGAATCATCTTGAATGCAGCAGAAGGATTGGTTCTTAGAACTAAGAAAGAGAAAGAAAATGACAATACTGGATGAAACAGAAAGAGCAATAAAAAAACTTGAACATGAATACTATCGTGGTCAATGGGCGTATTCTGATTATATAAGAAATCGTCACGAATTGACTATGAAAATTTATGAACTAACAGCAGGAAATAAAGCCTACTGTTCAAAATGTGGAGCATGTAAAGTCCAAGGATGTGAACATGAAAAAACTAATAATGACAATAGCTGATGAAAACGGTCATGTACTATTTGTTCATGAACTCTTCTATGACCATAAAAACAATAAGCTGAAATTCTTACCTCTTGGTGCAGATATCAAAAAGACTATTAAAAAAGAACTAGCATCAGACAGATATTTTGGTACTGATGCTGTAGCAATGATACTAACAAAGGAAGACATATGACGATTCTTGATGAGACAGAAAGAGCAATCAGAAGTGCAAGATGTAAAGGTGCAGTTGGAAAAAACGCTATTGTACCAAGAATACTTCCTCAACTTCTAGCGTTTTTCCCACCATTCAATACACCTATATCTATTCTAGATTTTGGTTGTGGTAAAGATATGATTCATGTGAAGGCACTTAGAGAACAGGGATATTCTGTAGAAGGATTTGACTTTTCTATACCCAACTCATATGTTGATAATGTTCGTGACAAAAAATATGATGTTGTTTATCTTTCGAATGTATTAAATATACAACCAAGTGAGCAGATGTTAAGCGAAACAATTACAAGCATTAAGTTGTGTGTAAAACCCTTTGGTTACATTATAGCGAACTACCCTGAAAGACCTAGGTATCTTGAATGGACTACCAAAGAAATGAGCGAATGGTTATCAACTAAATTTACGGACGTACTCAGAGTAAGTAAAACAATTGCTGGCATTAATATAGTTTGGATAATGAGGTAACAATGAAAGATGATGAACTAGGAACAAGCGTTTTTATGAAGTGTGGGAGATGTGGTAGGGCTAACAATACTGAAGTAGAGTTCTACTATCATCATAGATGGGAACAAAACCTATGTGAACATTGCTTTAAAATAGAAAGCAAAGGAGATTAAGAAAATGGGAGCATATGTAAATCCAACAGGCATGAGTAAAGAAAAATGGTTGCTTAAGAATGCGAAAGAAGTTCATTACCCAATGAAGTGGGAAAATGTTCCTGAAAACTTCTTACCTGTAGTATTAGTGGATAACGGCATATTTACTGCTGCTGGTATCGCCTATAATGAAGGGGAACTGGATGCATTCCAAGACCCAAGCGACATAAGACCAAGGCGTTACTTTCTTGCGCCTATCCATAGGCTTCATGAGGTCTCATATGAACTAGACGGATATATGGAAAGGGGTTAGGATGAAACTTAAAAAACCCAAAGGTGAACATATTCTTCTTCTGATGTTTCTGGTTTTTATTATACTAAGCATAGTTTTTATAAGCTATTCCAGAACACTCAAGAAGACAGCTAAATACCGTTCTCGTTTCATTCCAACTAATGCAAGATTAGTTAGATTTGGAAATGGGTGGTATGAGTTCTGTCAACATAAGAAGCTGTTCTTATATAACAATGAGAGTGGTGTTCTAACCATTACAGGGGAATGTAAATGAAGCTGTTCTATTGTATCGAATGTTATAACCTAATTCAGATTAAGAAAAACCACATATTCACATGCATCTGTAAAAAACATTGTGGTAAATATCTGGATGATAATAACACTGCTATCTTCACGAAAGGCGCAATAATCGTGGGGATTGATAACAATACGTGGAGTCCAGCAGTACAAAGATATTTGAAACATGAACCAAATGGAGAAGAACCATATCCGGTTAGAATTGATTTCTTCTTCACTGGATGGATACCTACGATACCTGGAGAGGTTATCTTTGTAGATACTGAACAAGAAGTAATTGATTTCCCTATGGATGGTGCTAAGAACGAATACTCAACGATGCCAACATCTGGAGGATAAATGAGAAACTTAACAGACATACCAACAGAAAGATACAAAAAGAATGTCCCTAAACCACCTTTCATTTATGAAGAAGGAGAGAGGGTTCAGTATGGGGCATGGAAATATGCCCGAATCCTTGAGGTATTTGAGGATGGTCTATACTATAAGGTCTATAAAGAAACCCCTGATATACAGTATGGTGTTCATAAGGGAGAAAAAAAGGAAACAGTTTACCTTTTCTGGATAGACCTTAAACCCTACAAGTCTCCTGAAGAAATTGAGCAAGTAGAGAAACTTCAAGAGGATGAGGATATTCGCTTCAATTATTCCCAAAGACATTTGGAATCTCTCTTCTATCTTCTCTATAGAGATGTAGGATTGGACCTTAATCCTGATTACCAGAGGGGTAATGTCTGGAGTGATGAGCAAAAGGTTTCTCTTATAGAGTCTATATTCAAGAACATTGATATAGGCAAATTCACTATCATCAAGAGAAAATACAGAGAAAACTTTGACTTCTTATATGAAGTTCTTGATGGGAAACAGAGAATCATTGCAGTCACAGAATTCTTTGAGGGAAGATTTACATACAAGGGGAAAAGATATCAAGACCTACATCCATTTGACCAACATCATTTCAAAAGCTATCCTGTATCTTATGCAGAAATCGAACCCTTAAATAATGAACAGAAATATAGATATTTCCTGAAGTTAAATACAACTGGTGTACCGCATGACGAAGAGCACCTTGACAAAGTAAGAGAAATGTGGTATTCTGAAACAGAGTAATGATAAAATGGAGAAATGAAATGGGATATCCTTTACCTAAACTAACAAGAAAAAACCAGCATCAATTTTTTGGTGTATTGGTTAAACACGGTGACCTCTTCAATTATTCTATGGCTTTCCTACTTCCTGATATAGAGCACCTTGCCAAGAAACATGGATTCTGGGTTAAATACTGTGGTTCTGGAACAGACGAATCTAAGAAGCATGGTTCATTTGTCTGCTATGTATATGAGTTAAATATTCCATCCTGCCACATGGAATTTGAAGAAGCCCCAAGACTGTTCGAACCCCATGCCATGGTAGGTAAACATACAAGGGATAAAGTCTACTCATCCGTTGACATGGGTTTAGGGGATGTAGAGAAACCCCTACCTGAAAAGTGGGAAGAATCTAGAAATAAAATTGGTGATTTGATTCTGCGATTCGAAACAAAGAAGAATGAGGTTGCAAAGCTTAGGGATGACCTGAGATATATTGCAGAAGAAGCTACGGAGATTGTGGATTCTATTGATGATGGTGTTGAAGGTATGGAAGAAGCTATAGAGTCCTTTAAACATGCAATAGATGATATGAGCAGGTACATATAATGCAAAAAAAATATATAGTAGTTGAAGAAATGTTTGGGGAGCACATTATTATCTTCTCCCCTGGACTTTATCATAAAACTGTTGCTGGTGATATGAAAGTTATATCAGCAGGATTTATGGATATACAATATGGTATTGATAACAGAATGCCATATGGTATTAAACATATACATTGCTATGGGGCATCTGAATCTTTGAAAATAGGAAGCAGGCCCCAAGAGGATACAATATTAGCAAAGATATTACTAAAAAATTAAGGAGGGATTGCATCATGGAAGTAAGTAGAGCAGGTCATGTTAAAGCAGCAGTAATATCAATTGCTGTTATTCTCTTTCTATCAGTAGGTTGTGTATTGGGATATCATTATCTAGTATTAAGACCTGTTAAAGAAATTGTCTTGAGAAACAAAACCGATGTTGGGATGTTAATAAAAGGGTTGGCTAAAATTAATGGTGACATAGTTATGATGGATACTGGTCTGTATGAAATGAATCAGAGGTTAATCATTAAAGATATCCAAATTGCAAAGCTTCTACAAATTCAAGAACTATTCTTTTTAATAGAAAGGGAACAGACTGAAAAAATCATAACTCTTGAAAGAAGACATCTTGAGGTTATACGAGCATTGGCTATTCTCCAGAAGAACCATTGGTCAGAAAAGAAAAGATTTGAGAGCAGTGGAATTCACTCCAAAGAATTTGATTGGAACGCTTTTTTAAAAGCTGCAAAAATACCAGAGGGGGAATCTTTCAAAGATTCTGAAAAGGTCATTGAGAAATGGTAGTAAAAGCAATAGCTATTCTCAACGTAATCCGTTTGGGGAAAGTAAAGGTCAGTTCCCCATCGAAACGAGCAATCACCCAAGGGTGAAGAAAGCAGAAAAGAAATGAAAAAGGTTATAATGTTAGTATTGGCAATGGTTCTGTTGGTTAGCACGTTTGCAATTGCTGCACCAATAGATATTAGTGATGATGTTTGGCAAAAAACGAAAAATGAGTATACTGTCTTGATAACAGATGTGCCAATAGAAACACAACTGCTACTAAAAATGGAAGCAATGAAGTGGGTGTTCGTTACTGTTGTGAAACATGAAGGTAACTTTCATTGGTATTTCACAAGACCAATTCAAATGTGGTTGTGGGGAGAACCCCATGTTGAACAACCTGATGTAGAAGGAAAACCTGTACCAACTTTTAATCTAAAATAAACAATAACTGAGAATAGCTATTGCTTTTATTATCAAAGAGGGGAAAACCAATGATTAAAAAAGTAATTAATTCAACTACCATTCCAGTAATTATAATGTTAGTATTATCAATTATTCTTCTCTGTATTAGTGGATGTAATAACCATAAGTTCTTCGACTATCAGAGTGTCTATGCCAGTGAAGATTCTGTCCTAGTAAGAGTATGGTCTAATGATATAGACAGACCACTTGCTGCATGGTATTTCGCAGAACAGCAAGCCAAGAAATTTGATGCTATAATAATTGAGGTTGAACCATCTATTTCGATAAGTTGGAGTTCCTATGGATGGTCTTGGGGAAAGAGTCAGGAAAAACAAGAATATACTTATCACTATACATTCTATATGAAAAAGAAAGGAATTAAAAAATGAACTTCGTAATAGGAATAGGACTTGGAGGAATATTCTTCTTAGCTATCATCGTGCTCCAGCTTGCAGGTCTTAGAAGGTCTTTTGACATTCTGGGTCATGTGGTAGCTGTAGGAATACAAAGGTCAGGTCTGGTGCGTACAGAAAAGGAAGTAGAAGCAGACTTGGAAGAAGCATTACAACAAGAAGAAGACATTGTTCTATAGGTGACATATGGAAGAAGAAATGATATTAGTTGGGGAAACTGTCAAAAGAAACCCCAAGTATTATGGTACAGACCATGCAAAGGATTATAAAGAAAATAATCCTGATTATTACAATGAGATAGGACATGTCGTTTATATAACTGTCAATGATGGTTATGCATTTCCTGTAGTGGAATTTCCAGATGCTTCAACTAAAAGAGGGGGTATGAGATTTAGAAGTGGTTATATGCAATGGAAACAGTCTCTTATAAGGCTAGATAAGGGGTTACCGTCACTCAAACAACAGGGGTTTGAAGATGAGCTATTTGAAATCTAGTTTAATAACATTACTTATGTTACTGTGCGCTACCACTGTTATGGCAGATTCTTTCAGTTTTGGTGGTGGAGAGGTAAGACCACATAACAGTGACGATGACTGGTCACTAGACAAAGGGTATGTTGTCACATTAGCTTTTGATAAAGATATCTATGACCATAAGTGGTTGAACTTTGATATGGGTATAGGCTACTACCACCTAGAATATGAAAAGTCATATAGACCAAATGGTAGAAGTAGTCGAGCAGAGAAAAATAAAAATGTCAGTAATGACTACCTTGACATCCATGCCAGAACACAACTTGATGTCACAAAATATGTAAGACCGTTCTTTGAGTTAGGTCTTGGAACTGATTGTGATGAAACATACTATTCAGGTGGTGGTGGTTTAAATTTTCTAGTTTATAAAGAATGGTCAATGGACGTTGCATATAAAGAAGCAGAAACCTTTGATGGAGATAAGCTATATAGAATGGGGCTTGTCTCAGTGAGGTATGAGTGGAGATAAAAAATGTTTGAAACTCTTGAACTCATGTACAACACAGACCCCATGGGGTTTTTGAAACTGTTTTATTACTTCATTTTAAAAGCATCAATGTTTTCATTGGCTGGATATTATCTTTTTTGTAAAACAGAAGGGACCGGATTTAATGCTTTATTCAAAGCCTTTGTATTAATTGCACTTGCACATTTACTTCCATGGGGGTAAAAATGTTAACAGAAGTCAGAATGAGAGCAGATTTAAAAAAGAGAACAGATGAAAAATTACTAAAAGACTTAGATAAACTGAATGATAAGACAAATTGGAAAGACGTTCTCAAAGGTTTATTTGCACTTGCATTAATAATTCTTTTAGCATGTGCTATAGCTTTCGGTTTATCCTTTGACAAGAAAGTTAACAAACCTGAATATAAAGAGCACGTTGAGTTCAACCAATTTCTAGATGGGATTAAAGATAACCCCTTCACTATTACTATTGATGGTAAGGAACATACCGTCACTATAGGTGAAGTAAATGGTAACTGAATTTTGTATAGCAATATTCTGGTTTATTTTCTGGGGTATCATGTTTCACCTTTACTACCCAAGGAGAGATTCAAATGGCTAAAAAATATAAAATTCTAAAAGTTACAGTCGAGCAAATGTACTTCATTCCCATGGAAGATGAAGAACGGACTGATATTAATGGATGGTCTATGGAACAAGTTAAAGAGGATTGGTTCAAGACTCATGACATCAACCGTAGTCATGCTACCAGAGATACATATGAGATAGGAAATTCTAAAAAAGTTTTACACGTAGAGGAGCATCATAAACTATGAATGAATGGAAAGTAGATAGATACCAATGGGATAATAATCATAGTGGTGTTGGGGAATTACAAAATTTTCTAAATGACCTAGAAGACAGAGGATGGAATGTGGAGGGTGTTGAATTTTTTGAATTCTTTGTAGTTGTTATCTCTACAAGAAAAGAACCTACTGAACCTGTAGAGACTGAATCCAAATGGAAAAGGAATCCAGATTGGAAACCAATTGGTGGACATAGTGGTGGAAGAATTAACAGGATAGGTTAAAGAAAACGAAGAGGAACGAATATGAATTGGTCAGGATTTTATACTGATTGGAAATTTGTAGCATCATTAGCATTGAAATGGTATAAGGTCTATTGGTTAGAAAATCTAATCGTCTGGACAGTATTCTTTATAGTTGTATTCGTAATATGGTTTGTATGTGAAAGGACTGATAAGGTATTATGAAGATATGGAAAGCACAAGAAATATATTTAGGTATTCCAAACGCAGATATTAAACTCTCTACTGCTTTGAATAAAATTCAAGAGAACGGATGGTTAATAGAGGGTGTAGATTACTTTGGTAAACATAGAGACTATGTGATGATTCTAGCGACTATTGAAGCAGAAGAAGGAGAGGAAGTAGAATTAGGAAATCCATTCGATGAACCAGAGGGTGGACCGGAGTTAGACTTATGAAGATAAACGCTTGGACAATTAATCTAATATTTTGGTATATAGTAATCACCAAACTTACATTCGATGATGGTAGCATTGAATGGCAATGGGAGATAGAAAGGAAAGAGTAGTGATATTATATTATGGTTTTATAGTTATGTTAATTATTCTTATTATCTATCAACATGAAGAAATAAAAATACTAGAAGAAATCATAAAAGAGATGGGAGGAGTACACCATGACATACCCACCACAAGATGAATATGATAAGATATCAGTATGGAACACCATACTATCATGGGATTTTATAATAGCTATATTTGCTACCATAGTAGTGTATGGAATAGTAGATAAGATTATCTTAGGTATTAGATGTTGGTTAGCTACAAAGTAAAGTTCGGGCCATGTAGTTATGTATAATTTGCTGGAGAAGTAACCCCATTCTAGCACACTATTTTGGGATTGTCAACTAAGAGATTAAAATTTTTTATAGAGAGAAGGGTATTATGGCACGATATTCTAAACGGATTATGAAAAAAGTTTTTTTCATTAAATGTGACTTTTGCAGATATTATGTTGAACTTAGAGAAGGAAGTTGGTGTACAGGTGGTGCTATAAATAAATGTGATTTATGTGGGAAGGATGTTTGCATCTCATGCACAGGTGAAGCATGTGAAGATGGTCAACTCTGTAAGGAATGTGCTAAGGAACATTATTTTGACTATGATGACGGTGTAGGTATTGTCAACAAGAAGACTGGCAAAGATGTTCTATGGTACAATCATCATAGAACATCTATGTGGGTAAGGGATGTGGAAAGAATAGGAGTGGAAGAAGACTAATGTGGTTGCAAATCATAATAGTTAGTATTATTAGTGCTATGTGTGCTTCTGCCCTTTTCCAATGTATACATATAATATATTTAATGACAAAGAGTATTAGAGAATATAAAAATTCAGACCCGAACCCAGAGGAAACATATCTACAGAGAATAGGACTGGAAAATGTCGAAGAAGAAAGCACTTAGAATCTTTTTAATACCAACATTACCTGTGGTGATTTATTACTTTTTTTATTTCATGGGTATACTTGCTGCTCAATTAGATTTTGCAGTTCAAAATTGTGAGTCTTGTCCTGCTGTACTAACTGGTCTTTGTTTTACAGTTGCAATTGCACTTGGTTGTTTTTTTCTAAGTCTAATAATATGGTTTTTATGGTGGTTTGCAGGATGGGTTATGGAATTTGTTGGGGATAGTGTAAATGAAATAAATGAAATAAGAAACAGAAGGCGAGAAAGGAATGGTTTTTTACCTAGGGAGCAAGCAGCAGAAAGCTACGGTAGAGAAGAAGTAAGAGAAGTAGACCCAGAACAGTCATATTTACAAAGAATAGGAATGGAGGAAGACTAATGACACTTATATTAGCATTTATTATAATCTACGGATTCAAGCTTCATTGGATTTTGTATGTAATAGCATCATTACTTTATCTAGCAGGAAGACTTGTGCGATATCGTTTTATTCAAATACAACAAGAAAACTATACAGAAATAATGAAGAAAATTCAAGACCTGAATATAAATACTACTAGCCCACCTGAATGGCTAAATGAAAAAGAAAAGAAGAAATGGAAAAAACATATAAAAGATTTACATTAGACTTAAATTAGTGTATGATTAATTAAGGAGAAAATTTATGCCACAATGTGCAAAGTGTAGAGATTTCTTTCCACCTGAGTTTACGGTTGTAGCAGAGGAAGATGATAAACTATGTATATTCTGTAAGCGAGACCAGAAAGAAATCAGGTATGGAGATAACTTAGAGAAAGTAGCCACAAGAGATGAGATAGTAGCTGATTACATCTTACTTACAAAGATGCTGAAAGAAGAGTTAGATAATCCTGAGAAGTATGAAGAATTAATGAGAAAGTTTGCTCTTGGGGATGTTGAAGAAGAAAGCAGAATCATTAAACCCTTTTAATGGAGTGATAATGGATTATTGCAATAGCAAGAAATATATCATGCCTAACAAACTAGGATACTATAGGGCAAGAAAGGTTATTGAGTCTTGTAAGACTATTGAACAGTTACGTGTTGCTAAGATATATGCGAATCTTGCTTTGAAACACTATCTGAATAGGGATGGATGTTTCGGTACTGTATGGGAATTAAAGAAAGAGTTACAAGACCTTATTTCTGATAAACATTCATTCGTAGGATTTACTGAATGAAGAAGCAATGGATAGTATGGTATGATGCTGCACTTGGTCCGTTCTCTGATGATTATATTATGAGAGTTGGTTTTTGGAGAACTGTATTTCTACCCAAGCAAGAAGCAAAGGATATGCTTAAAATTTTTGTAGACGCTATTTGTATAGAAAAGGTAAGGGGCTGGAGAAAGAGAAGAATTTGGAAAGATTATAAACATCAGGATAGTTATAAAGATAGACTACCTGAGATGAGAAGACTAGAGGATGGATTCAGATAAAGGAGAAAGACAATGGCTGAAAGAGTTAGCAGAAGCAGAAGAAAATACAGTTTGACTTCCCCACCAAAACAAGGGGTAATTTTGCTTAATGCAGACTATACCTATCTTAGTATAGTCAAAGCTAAAAAAGCTATTACTCTAATTACAAAGGGTAAGGTTCAGGTTCTTAAAGCAACCAAGAGAGTATGGAGAAATGCTGAAAGAACAGTGGAGATTCTTGTGCCAAAAATTATGAGACTAATCAAAATGATTAGAACTCTGTACAAGAGCAAAGTTCCTTACAGTAAGAGAAACGTGTATATTAGAGATGACTTCACCTGTGTCTACTGTGGATGTGAACCTGGAAAACTAACAATTGACCACGTAGTTCCGAAGTCAAAAGGTGGAAAGTCTACCTTTGAGAACACTGTTGCTGCATGTAAGGAGTGTAACTTATCAAAAGAAGACCGGACTCCACATGAAGCACACATGTACATGAAGAAACAACCGTATGCACCAACTATTAGTGAGTTCCTACAAATGCGTATGAGAAAGTTGGGTATTGGTGATATACTTGAGGAGTTTTATAAATCAGCTTGATGTCTAGCCTAGGCAAACTAGATGATAAGTAAAACTAATATTAATGGAGATAATAGACGATACTAAATGAAATCTAAAGCATACTAAGATGCAATGTTTGGAATTAAAAATGAAGAATAATGTATAGTAGTAAAAGTCCTAGGCTAGATATCAAAACAAGAGGTTGTAATGGCAAGACATGAAACTGTAAGAGAACATATAGTTTATCATTACTCTTGTGACTTCTGCGGTGATGAGGGTGATAAAACTATAGTAAATCAATGCTACATTTGTCGTAGGGATACATGCGTCAAGTGTGCCAAGTTCCATGATATACATGATGAGACATATACATATAAACAGAAAGAGAGATGGTGTAAACATTGTTTCAAACTGGCAGCAAAGATAGGTGTTCTTGGAAAATTCGAAAAAACAAGATATGAATATCTAGAGGAAATGGATAGGAGTTTAACTAACTATAGAGAATATATCAGAAAGAGGTTACTATGACAAACAAATTTGTGAGATACAATTCGCTTGAGAACTACTGGAATCTTGAAAAAATTATGGAGAAGTATGCTCCTCATTTTGATAGGAGTGATTTACATCATTGGTATGTCACTGAAAAGCTGCATGGTTCTAATGTATGTATTTCCAATATGTACAAGGAAGGTCCAGCATTCTTTACCAGAAATGGTAATCAACTTCCAGCAGGATACCAAACCGTCCTGAAGACATATGATTGGGAATTATTATTCAAGCTCAATCCAGGTTTAAAGTTTGTTTATGGTGAAATTACCGGACCAAAAATTCAAAAGGGTGTTGACTATGGAGATGAAAAGAAACTCTATATTTTTGATTACTCTGATGGAGAAGGCTATATAAGAATTCATAAACAAGAAGAAGGATTCGACTATACTCCGATTTGGTTTACACCAATTGCGCCTTCTTCATATGATGACATTCTAAACTTTGTACTAGAACGTCTATCACATGACCCACTCACTGCGCTCAATCCCAAAAAGGATAATGTACTTGAGGGATTTGTAGTGAAATGTATTTCTATGCCAATGCTCACTGATGAAACTCGTTTCGTCTTCAAGGTAAAGCATCCAAAGTTCGATGAGAAGGTAAGAGGTCAGAAAAAAGAAAGAGCACCTGATGATACAGACTATACTGTAGTTGATGAGTACATCAATGATAACAGAGTGGAGTCTGCATTAAGCAAGTTTCCTGGATATAAGAAACATCAAATCGGTGATGTTATGAGAGAGTTAGTTGATGATGTCAAGGCAGACATGAAGAAGGATGGTCACAGGTGGGATAAGAAGTTCCAAAAGAGAATTAACCGATTCGCACAAAAAACAGTTGTGAGAGGAGCAGAATAATGTTCGAAGATATCTTAAAAGAAAAAGGCTTGAAGACAATGCCATGTGGTTGTTTAAACCATGGTGTTTATTTATGGGCAATGCCATGTCCCTTATGGAGAGAAAGCCTAGATGGATGCCTAGAGGAATGGCATAATGATACTGAGGAAAAACTTCCAGAAAACTTTCTTGATTATGCTTATGAGAAACTAGGCGTAACAAAAGGAATGTATGCAGAGTGGTTACAAGACGAAGGAATTTGATATGAGTTGTGGAATTGAAGGAATGAAAACATGGACTTGGTTCGATGAAATTTGTTTACGAATTTATTCTCAGTGGATTTCTATTAAATGGCATTTGGAATACTTGGCAGAAGAAGCAAGAAGAAATCTATTGATAAAACAGTGGGAAGAATTTAAGTATAATGGAGAAGAATAATGACACTTCCATGTGGTTGCTCAGACCATAAAGAAAAACTATGTCTTGAATGGGAAGGAATGATAAATCGTCTTGTAGCAAAATGGCATATGGGTAAAGGTGGTATAGACCAAACTCTTCAAGAATATCTTTATGATATATTAGGCATCACTGAAAAGATGTATGCAGATTGGGTAGAAACTGGTAAAATATAAAAGGAGGATATATGATAAATGGCATTACATAAACCCGAACATAAAACTGTGAGATATTGGGTTCTGTGGTTGCCGATGACAATTGGTTTTATTATAACTTGGTGTATCGCTTGTTTAGTTAAGGGTTACGATTGGACAAGAGATGGATGGTTAAGAGATTGGGAGAATTACATTGATGACCCGATTGATTTTGGAAAAGAGTGGTTACATTGTAGAAAAATCCCTTTCATAAACTATCAGATTAATATTAGCTTTCTTATGAATCATCGTGAAACAACATGGGATGTGATAAGAAAGCATGGAGAGTATGATAACTGTGACCCAGAAGATAAAGGAGATAATATGAAATAATATGGCAAAATTAAAAATTGTTAAGGGTACGTTTTCGCTTTTTAGTTATGTTGGGGATGTTCAAGGTTGTGGAACTATTAGAGTAATTTGGCCCCATTTTTTATTAAACCACTTGAGAATGAAGAACATGAAGTTCTCAGCTTTCTTCACTCCATACTTTGTTCACCATCCAGACTTTTATAAAAACTATGGGATTTGTCAGTTCCAAAGGTCTGCTACAGAGACCCACCTACAAATCTTTCAACATTTCAAAAAAGTAATCAAACCACAAAGTAAATGTGGATTAGTTTATGAGAGTGATGACCTTCTTGTAGATATACCCAAGTGGAATTATGCTCATGATTATTACAAGAAGTATTTTCCTCATATTAAGAAAATGATGGGTCTTGCTGATGGAATGACTGTCTCGACATTAAGACTGAAAAAGATTTATAGTAAGTACAATGAGAATATTGTAGTGATACCAAACCATCTACCCAAACATGTTTGGGGCGATATTTATCCAAAACATGAAAATGAACCTAGAGAGAAAAAACCTAGAATCTTGTGGGCAGGTTCACAGAATCACTTTGTAAGAAAGATAGATGCTGTTCAGAAGGGCATGACCGGAGGAGACTTTGGTGATAAGTTAATGTCTTTCATTAGGAAGACAACAAACAAATATCAGTGGGTATTTGTAGGTGCCATGCCTGTTGAGCTAGAGAGTGTAAAGAATAAAATTGAGTTTCATCAGTGGCAACCAGTTTTCGAATATCCTCAGTATGTAAAAAACCTTGATGTTGATTTTGGTATTGCTCCACTTGAAGATAATGTTTTCAATGCCTGTAAGAGCAACATCAAGATGCTTGAGTATACGGCATGTGGTGTTCCAGGTGTTTATTCAAATGTTGAGCCATACTGGAAAGCCCATCTCAAAGCTGATAATGAAGATGAGATGATTGCACACATAGAAGCTTTGGGTGATAGCATAGACCTCAGAGCAACAACATGGAGGAAAGATTACCAACAAATTAGAGGACAATTATGGTGGGAAGAATCCGGTAACCTGAAACACTATGCCAACTCATACTTAAAATTGTTTGGTAGGAGGTTACCGTAATGGAACAGAAGTTTGCAATCAATCAAAAAGTGTGGACACTTCAATGGGATTTAAATGCAGGAGAAGATAGAAGAGAAGTAGATATGCCATACAAGATTCTAGAATCTAGAATAGTAGGTGTTCATGGTTCTAATGATAGAGTAGATGTAAATGGAAACTTTTTGCCTTCTATTCGCTACTCTCTTGCAAATGAAATTGGTAGGGATGAAATTCCTAATAATATGGATATGTTTCATGCACTGAGAAGGGATTGGGGTGAATCTCAGATATATGATTCATATGATGCTGCTGCTCTAGCTATAATTCGAAAAATTGATGATAGAACGGATTTTCTAGAAGAAATGAAATCAGAATACTTAAATTTATTAAAGGAGCACAAAAAGGAGAAACAATTGATTGATGATGAATTGTTTCAACTAGGAGATTAATCATGATAACCGATTGGGATATATATGTTGCATTCAGAAAGACACAAGCTAATCATCTTAGCAGACCTTACCGCTTGCCTAAGAATTGGGAGAAGTTTAAGGAGAGAATGGCTAAGAAAAATCTGGAAGCATTGGACCTTGCTACTAAAAAATTTAATGGTGTGTGGTATAAGATTGACCCAGAGAAATATTTCGAAGCAGGGTTCAAACTCTTTGGAAACAAGTTCACATACATAAAGTTCTTTGAGAAGAAAATCATGAAGATGTATATTAGTTCTGATAAGATGATGAAGAGGGATATGACATTAAGCAAGAAAGCACTCATTGAATCTGCAAAATTTGTCAAACGATATATGAGTACAAGAGATGTCAATCCTCAAATATCACTAGTGAGACAATATACTGTACTTTATGAAGGGTCAATGAATCTTCCGGTATATCATTATATCCAGGGAAAAATTGACCAATTCTTTTTAGTTTGGTTAATGAGAAGAGGTCTCGTTATTGTTGGGGAAGATGAACGTGCTCAAATACCCTACATAGTAGAACGGTATAGAGAATATTTAACTATGCTGAATAGGGTAGAGATGATGGGGTTTCTAGAAAAGTTAAGGGAGTTAATATGAGTGGCGAAACTATAGAATTTGATGATGCAATGAAAGAGTTGCCAATAGAAGTTGATGAAGAAACAACAGGTCTTGAAGATGGTTATCTTTTGATGCTCTCCAAGTTAATTGAAGGGGTTGATAAGAAACTAGTCAAGATACGAAAGAAACTAGAAAAGGAAATTGAGAATCCGGTACACCTTGCCAAGTCTTTAGAATTCCAAAGAGGAGTTATGCTTGTTCAAGCTGTAGTCAAGGGAACTATGGCACATCTAATACAAAAGAATATTGGTGTAGACCTTTGCCTTTCTATATGTGGAACAGACTTAGACCATATGACACCAAGTGGTAAACCATCCTTGATTGGTAACTTTGCATTCATGTATCCAGAGTCAGAAGAAGAACTTGAATATCATATGAATGTTCTTCTTACATTCTTGGATGCTAAAACTGCTGGATGGGAACCTGGAATATATTCAACACAAAATTTAAGCGAAATGATAGAACAAGTTGAAGCAAAGGCAAAAGAATATGAAGAATTCGTTGTAAGGGGGAAATTATGATAGCAAGTAAGATGGTAGACGATGTAGTTGTAGAATTAATTGATGGAGAGGATAATCTTCAGAAAAAGTTACAAAGCCTTAAAGAACAGGGCATTAGACCTGATTCTGTTATGAAAGGTGAAGGAGAATCCTACACAATTATTTTTGAAAATAAAAAAATTTTAAATGAGGGTTAACATTTATTAATAGTTAGTGTATACTTAAGGTAACATGTGAAATATTGTATACGTAGTATACGGAAAGGGTCAAAATGTAAATGATGAAATTTAAAAATTTAATAGCACTATTTATAATTCTATTTACATTTGGTTGTGCGAGTGTCCAACTGGTTACCAAAGATGGTATACCCCTTCCTGAAGAAGCACTTCAAATAGTAAATCCAGAAACAGGTTTGATGGTGGAAGCAGTCTTTGTAAGATATTATGAAGAAAGTCCAGAATCAATTTATCCATCATATCTGCTTTTCGACAAAATCAACTATCTCTCAAACTCTGAGACTAAAGAAACTACTAATGTTATTTTGTTTCTCAGAATTTGGAACGACAATAAAATACCATACAAAATAGTTAAATATATCCGTTACGGTGAGGAAGTAGACAGCTTTACTAAAAAAATAATATATGAAGGCAAAGACTCAGTTAAACACTTTCAACTTAAAGTGCCAGTAGTAGAAGGTGAACTTATTCAAATTCAAGCTGATGTTGTAGATGGAGAAGGGGAAGTGTTTTTCAAACTAGGGTACTTTGATATAAAATTCGGTAGAAGGGAGGGGATAAAAGAAAACAATAGGCAAGAGTAAAGTACAATAAACAAAAACAATTAAACAAATTAAATGAAAGGAGAACGTGTTATGTTAAAGAAAATGTTAGTAGGAATAGTAGCAGTAACAATGTTACTCTGCACTGCTCCTATGGTTCATGCTGGTGGGGCTTTTTTAGGAAATGCCCAATCTAGTGACCATGTTAGTGCTCTAGGGGGGGATAGTGTTTCTTTTCTAGGTCAAAGTGCTGGTTATAATTCAGGGGCAACAGTTGATGCCGAAGCAGCAGCAGGAAGTCTTTTTAATTTCAAGGCTACTGCTGACACCAAAGTAAAAGCTATTGGTGGTATTGGTGATATGGATATAGACCTAATCAACATCAGTTACAAACCTGGAGTTGGTTTAACCAATACAGTTAAGGTCGGAGCAGAGGGTACAGGTATTGGTATGGGTAGTGTTGAAGCCAAAGCTTGTGGTCTTTTGAGTGGTGCTTATGGTAAGATTGAGATTAATGCTTACCAAGAAAATTGGAGCAATGCTGAGAATCACAATCTATTTGATTGGAATGGTGATTACGGTATGGCAAGTGCCTATAATACAAGCACAGCAACCTCAGTAACAGAGAAGTTAGATGTTGGTATATTCAGTGCCGATGTTAAGTTATGTGACTTTGCCTTAACTCATGGTGAAACTGTTACGTGGGTTACAGTTGGTAACAACTATACACAATCTGGAGCATTCAGTGGTAATAACTATGGTATTGGTGATAAGACCACTGCTTCAGGAGAAGTTGCACAAATGGCAGTTGCTACTGGTCAAGGTGGACAGGGTATTGCCAGTGGTACAGCATCATTTGCTGGTACTGACGGTTTTGCAGCTAGTGTAGGTACTGTTCAAGTAAGTCATGGTATCGTTACAGCTACATCACATTCACATGCCGAAACTGGTTCAGGACACCAAGCACGATAATCTCTAGGGGGGGATTCCCCCCTCCTATACAAACAAAACTGTGAAAGGAGAAAATGTTATGAAGAAACTGTTAACAATTATTGTTGCTCTATTTGTAGCAACAATCATGGTAGTGCCAGCAATGGCTGATGATGGTGATACTACATCAGATTCAAAGGCAAAGGCATCAGTGGAGCAGAACTACGGTGACAGCTATAGTAGAACTGGTTTGGTTGTTCCACCACAAATGACCTATCCTGGTTTACCATCGTACTTTGGACCTGCAACGAATCAACCTAATTACATGACATCTGGAATTATCACTATGTTTAAGAAAAGCTTCAGTCGTGCAGAAGTTGAAGCACTTCTGTCTAGTCATAGTGGGTTGGCTCGTATGAAGGCAAGAGTAAATGTCTTTACAGGAGAAATTCCAAAAGACGAAAGAATGTCTGATGATACAATTGATGTTCGACTCAACAAACCAGAAGGGAATTATGCCCCTGTTGGTTACATCACTATCTATGCAAAGACTCCAGAAAGAGACTCTGTTGATGTATTCTATACTGCTCTTGAAGAAGCAATGAATACATTAGAGTGTGAAGAAGTCTTGGTAGTTGGTGAAGGTGCCATGAATGTACTAAAGACTTGGGGAGCAGGAATTGGTTTTTCATATACCCATGCATTCCTCAAAGATGGTAACAACAAAGGTGATGCTAGTGGTGGTTCCGGTACTGGTGGAACAGGTATCAGTTGGGGAGAAGCAGGATACAGGGCAAAGCCTTGGTTACAACTAATTCTGTTGAATAACCTTGACACACCTACACGTCACAAAGTGCAGTAAACATAAAGCTTAGAAAGCTTTCTAGATTCGGGGGTGAGCAATCATCCCCGATTTTTTTTGTGTTAAAGGGTTTACAATTGCCGATAGATGTAGTATAGTTACTATAAGCCTAACCAAAACAACCGAAACTAAAACTCGAAACTAATGAAACTAAGGCTTAATCTAACATAACAAAGGAGACTATTAACTATGAGTAAATGGATTGACAAAGAATTGTTCGGCAAGTTTGCACAGCAAAAGACAAAAGAAGCTGAACAAGAAAAACAAAAAGGTGGTTCTGCCAGAATGGAGAAATTATTTCCAACTCCTGAAAGGGGAACTACAGAGAAGTCTAAGAATTATGAAGGTAGATTCATACCAGACCTCAAAGGAGAGTTCTATAAAAGAATCTATTACCACATGTTTATGAGTGGTGAGCAATGGCAATTTATCAAATGCCCCAAGACAGACAACTTTGAAAACTGGTGTGCTTGGTGCTCTGTAACACAAAAGCTTTTTATGGGTGGTTCGGAGGACAAGAAGCAAGCGCAAAATTACAAGAGGAAAGAAAAATTTGTTGGCAACTTTTTCGTTGTACATGACCCAAGAGATGCTGAACGAGAAAAAGATGAACGAATTGAGAACACTGTGAAACTCTATGAATTTCCTGGTAGAGTAGAATCTAAACTCAAATCAGAAATCACTGATACGAAAGAGGGATATGGTTTCAATATCTTTAATCCTAGTGATGATGGATACAACTTTATTCTAAAAGTTAAATCCACCAAGAAGGATAAGGAAGGTAGAACTTGGCCCGATTATAGTGATTCTATGTTCTCAAGAACACCACAAGCATTAGGAACTGATAGACAAATCAAACAAATCATGAATAGCACATATGACTTAGTAGATTATGTTGCAGACCTTACTAGGACAGATGAAGATATTAAAAATATTCTCAATGCTGAAATGGTTTGGGAGATGGTTGCAACTGAGTGGAAGAGAATGAAAGGTCTTGCAAAAGAAGCTGAAAAGGTTGAAGATGAAAAAGAACTAGACCTTCCTACAGATGAACCTGAACAAAAGGAACAGAAGGAAGAGAAACCTACTAAGGATGCTGAAGTACCAGCAGAGGAAGAGTCAGATGAAGACCTCTTAGCTGAATTAGAAGATTTATAATCTGTGCCTGTGTGTAGGCATGGGGAGGGGCAACCCTCCCCTAATAAAATAACAACACCTGCTTTTTTTAGAAAAGACCCTTCAATATATATAAATACATATTGAATAGGTCTTTTTTATTTGAAATAAATGATGAGGTTAAGTTATGATTAGTAGAAATGCAGTTGCTTGCCCTATATGCAAGAAAATTATTCATGTCATGTCACCTGGATATGTAGGGGATTATTTTTTCTGTCCTATGTGTGGTGGTGATTGGAGTGAGAAAGAACTACGAGAAAAAGAAGAACAAGAAGATAAATAAACATGTCTAAGGGACCAGATTTCGAAAGAGAGATAGCTAAGTATCTAACTAAATGGGTAAGTGGAAAAACTAAGCCTTATTTGTACTGGAGACTTCTAGGTAGCGGTAGTGTTGCTACTCTATCAGAAGAAAATAAAGAACTATCCGGTGACGTACATGCGCTTAGACCAGAAGCTTGTTTTCTCACAGATAGGTTTTCAATAGAATGCAAAACAGGATATCCTAGCACAAGGTTCCATCAACATTTTAAAGGTATTAAAACTTTTAAGATAGAAGAGTTCTGGGAACAAACTGTAAGGGATGCAAACAGGGCAACGAAATTCCCAATGATGATATTTCGTAGAAAGGGAATGAAGCCTATTGTTGGTATTGATTTGGTTGTATATAACCAATTTGGATTCATGCTTCAAGGTATTGGATTCATGATGCTTGGGAATTTTAAAGATATACCACCAGTATATTTCTACGATATGAATAAGTTCTTTGATAGAATTACCCCAGACGATATAAAAAATATGAGGGTAAGGAAAAAAATCTAATGCCAAAAATTAATGTAAATTCAGAGCAATGGTCAGACATCGTTTTAATCTATTTACTTGATACAATCAAAAAAGAGAAGGTAGGAGAATCAACATCAAAAGAATATAAAGCTTTTATGAGGAAAGCAAGACAAATGATTAGACCATTGTTAGTTAAGCATTTCCTAGATATGGACCCAGAAATGAGAGTTAAGTATAGACTAATGAGAGGGGCTTTCACTAGGGATGACAGAGCAACAGTAGATATAATTAATAAAATAGTGTAGGAGGAAAATATCATGGGAGAAATGATGGGTGCTGATGACGGTCATGGACCAGAACAGATAGCACAACAGGACGTAGCTGTACACGAACCAGAAGGAGGAATTGAAACCGATGTTGAAGACGTTCAGGCACATGCTGAGAAAGAAGGTTTCCCTGTCTTTGATGTAGAGCACAAAGACTTCTGGCAAAACATGGAGTACGGTAGAAAGAGACTCCGTTTCCAAAGTGGTTCAAACGCACAGCAGTATATGCAGAAGACACGTTACAACAGTCCCTTCTTTATTAGATTCACAGATGAGCAAGGAAAAGAATATATAAGAAGGGTTAAAGGGGGGAGAGGATAATGAAAAAAGGTCTACTTTTAGCTTTTGTGATGTTTACTGCATTCATAGAAGTTAAGCTAGTGGGTATACTAACTTATATACCTGTTTCTAGTATATATTATTTATTTTAAAATGATGTGAAAGGAAATTGTGATGTTGAAAAGAACAGTTTTACTATTTGATTTTAATAACCTAGCAGCAAGAACATTCTTTGTTAAAGATATTGGTGCTCACACTCCTCAACCGGAATTCCCACTCTGGAGATATCGGACATTCGATGCAATCTATAAAGCACTATTTCGTGTTGCGAATGTACAAGAAATAATCCTTGCCGTTGATGATAGGGTATCTTGGAGGAAACTCTATTTCAAAAGATATAAGGAATCAAGAAAAACGAAGAGAGACAAATCTACAGTAGATTGGAATCTCTTCTATTCCAACCTGAGTAATCTTATTCAAGACATAAAAGATAACATTCCATTTAAAGTCCTTCATGTAAAAAATGCTGAAGCTGACGATATTATTGGAGTGCTTGCTTTACATGGAGAGGATAAATATCATATAATAAGTAATGATGAAGATTTTTTACAGTTGAGTAACAGACCAAATGTTGTGGTATACAATCCTCAAAAAATGCAAGAAGTATCTGTTGATGATGCTGAAGATTTTATTGTTAGGAAGTCATTGACAGGACAGGGCAAAGATGATATACTGAATATAATTACCCCTCTTGATTGGGGATTAACTGAGGAAACTGAGGGGAAAAGAAGACCAGGATTTGGACCTGCCAAATGTGAGAAGGTCATGAAGGAAGGGTACATGTTCTGGTTAAAGCGAATGGGCTTAGAAGAACGATATAAGATAAACCGCAACTTGATAGACTTCCAAAGAATACCTCAGACCATCAAAGGAAGAATCATGAAAACCTACGAAAATTACGAATACCCTGAAGCTGATAATATCTATACATTCTGTAAACAAATGGGATTCAGAGAATACTTGGATGAGTTCCATAAGTTTGAGACAATGTTGATGAGGTTATATTAATGTACACACATCCTATACATATAAACCAAAAGGTCTGGAGAGATATGTCTGAAGAAGAGTTACAAGAACTTACTGAAGACATTTATCTATACTATAGGAATGTAAGAAAATTTCCATATTACGAATTTACCAAACCGGAGAAGTTAAAAGAATTCGAAAAACTAACAGCATATGATTTTACAAAAATTCTGGACGGTAAGACTATTAAACAAACTATGCATGGACTTGGTTTAGTATGGTCATATTTTCCTCATTCATGGAATGTAAAATGTAAGAATATGCGAACACCTATGGAGATTTTTCTAGACGATGACTTTTTTAGAAAAGCCATTCGAAGAAGACTTGATAGAGGGGCATTTATAACTGATGCTGGATTAAGGAAAGGTTTGAAGTCATATACCGGAACACAAGCAGTCAGTAATTTCAGACCAACAGCAGCAGGTGCAATCTATGAACATTATGCTGGAGATGGTGTTGTATGGGATATGAGCGCAGGATTTGGTGGACGATTGCTAGGCGCACTAACATCCAAAAGAGTTAAGACGTACATAGGCACAGACCCATCAACAAAGACGTATGAAGGATTGAAAAAACTGAGGGATGATTTTCGTAGTTTCTATCAAGATGCAAAGGAAGTCAAACTTATTAAACTTGGTAGTGAGAATTATCTTCCTGATGAGGATTCGCTAGACTTGTGCTTCACTTCCCCACCATACTTTGATACAGAGAAATATAGTGATGAGGAAACCCAGAGTTACATTAAGTACCCGACAAAAAATGAATGGTTCAATGGATTTCTGGATAGAACCATTGCTAACTGCATACATGGATTAAGAGATGGTGGATATCTTATAATCAATATAGCTAAAGTATCTTCATATACAAATTTGGAGAGAGACATGTTACGAATATTTAATCTAGAAACGAATCTCAAATTAGAAGTTAAACTTACTTATTTGCTATCAAGTATCACAAAGGGTGGACATAAAGGTGAACCAATTTATGTATTTAAAGTCAGAAAGTAATTTAAGACATGCAACGGAATCTGATTTTGAAGAAATCAAGAATCTATTTAGAAAACATAAAGCAATATTTCCTCATGTGCGAATGGATAGAATGTTGAGGAAGATAAAGAACAAGCAGGTCATATTTGATAATGGTGTCCTGATTGCCTACGTTGTCTACAAGAGAAAGGGATATATGGGTGAACATACAATCACAAAGGGAGAATGTGTGCTCAACCAAATTATCAGCATTAGTGGGAAGGGTAGCTCAGTATTACAAAGATTTTTTAACTATGTGAAAACTAATGTATATCTATCCGTAAGAAAAGATAATGTCCATGCTATGACATTTTATGAAAAAAATGGTATGATAAATATAGGTAATATCGAATGGTCAAATGGTTTAAAGGGTGTTATATATAAGAAGGGGATAGACGATGTTCAAACTTAATGGAGGGCTAAAATGAGAAGAAACATAGTAATAACCTGTATAGTAATCATGTCATTATTCATAAATGTTTTTATAGCTTATTCAGTAGACAAGGCTATCAATTCTTTTACTGTTATAGCTACTCTTCCAGACAAAGTAAAAGAATCTAAACTAATACGTATCATTGATAAAGAAGCAGGTGTTGTATGTTATGTTCTCATGAACGACACAGCAGATTTTTTTAGTGGGTTACAGTGCATTCGTTTAGGTCCATTTTTTACCAAAGAATTATTGCAACAGGAGCAGACTAATGAAAATAACAGAGAAGAACGGAATCGTTAAATGGGAAGATGGTTGTGGTGTACCAATTGGTATCGGAATGTCTTGTGGTGATGATAATGGCTGGAAGTGTCAAGCCTGTGGTAATTTACCAGAATCAAAAAAAGAAGATTGGTATAAAGTTAGGGGTAATTGGTTCCATGTAATTAAATCTGAAGATGGTACAATATATGTGAATGGAAAACTTTTTCCAGAACCAACACCTTACAATCAACGTCTTAAAGCTATGGGATGGGATTTCCATAAAGAATTAGTATCCGTTTTTGAAATAGTTGAGATGGATTATATATTAAAGGCACCAACAGCATGGTTAGGTGCCAAAAAGATTAACCTCTTACCAAAGGAGTCTACAATGAAAACTCGTTATGCTGTAGTGAATCTGAAAGAGAAGGTGGAGTTCGAAAAGAAATGGGAAATGCCTTATGGCTACAACAATTGTCCTCATATTAGTTTCAATCAAAGAGAAGCTATCGGATGGGTAAATCAGAACTTAGGACCAAATGAAAGAAAAGATTATGTGGTTGAAAGACATACAGGTGGTAAAACTGATATTGTCTGGAAAATTGGTTCACTAGTTGGGATACAGGAGGAAGATGAATATGAAGACTTTTAAACCCATCTTTGTAGAAGGGACTACATTAGATGATACATGGTTCAAACTTCTAGCTGAAGTATATAAGTATGGCAGAAAAAATAGAATTGATACAGGGTCATATGAAAAGGAAACAGATAGACTAGAGTTTGACTTTGTTGCAGGAAGCATTAAGTATCCCACCAATAGACCACTCTCACCAAGGCTAGAGGGTCTTGCTGTTCCACCACCAACATCAGATGAGGATATAGAAAAATACTTTGCTACCTATATCATGAACAGCGCATTAGAAGCAAACGAGCATTACAAGTATGCAACTTGGATTGTTGGTGGTCAATATAAGTTACCAATATCGAAATTACTAATAGAGTGTCGTACTGAAGAAGGAGCAACAATGGCAACACCTGTTGGTGACCTATGTTATTCTAAAGATTCTCAGGGAATTATAATGCAAGTCCCTAATGCTCTTGAGTGGATTGTAAAACACTATCAAGAGAAGGGATATGCAAACAATCATTGTTACCTTCAAGTAGGATACCCAGAAAGCAACATGGCATATGACATTCCATATGACAGTGAACTTGATAGACAAACATCTCCATGTCTAAGAGGAATAGACACAAAGATAGTTGAGGAAAACGAAACTAACTATTTACTTATGAATGTTTATTTCAGGTCTTGGGATTTATGGGGTGGTTGGCCCGAAAACATGGGGGGAATGGTACGCCTTATGGAAACCATCTGTGAGATGCTAGGAGATGTAAAACCTGGAGCACTATCATTTGCATCTAAAGGTCTCCATTGTTATTGGTTTCAATTGGATGCAGTTGCTTGTAGATTGAATATAGAAAGGAAAGAAGAAGCTGCATGACACTAACATATGTAAAAGAACCTACTTATAGATGTCCTATATGTAGTGGTGTTGTTTTCTGGGATGACGAAGACTTCAGAGGGCAATGTATAAACTGTGGAGAAGATATTGAACAAAATCCAATGGAGTAGTGATTTATAGATTATGATTCGATACGAACTAATACCTATATATAAAAGAGAGTGGATGAAGGAGCAGATAGATATGTTTCCACTCACCCTCCATTATGAAATTCAAATGAAGCTTAACCTTCCTAATTATGGTGCGACCTCTGATTTTATGGCAGTTGATGAATTCATAGAGGTAGATGATAATGTTTATGACTTTATTAATAGTGGAACTGGTATGATTATATGAAAGAAATTATAAATAGTATATGTGACTTGAAAAAGAATAAGAACTCATGGAGAGAAGTAGAAGTAACATACCCACATCCCAAAGAATTAATAGATGACCTTGTAGATGAACTTCTTGACCGTGAGCATCTTCATTTCCAAAGCACAGAAGACTTTAAAAATTATCTTACATATCTACTTGAGTCAAGACAACATAGAGAAAAATTAAAAACACCTGAAATAGATTATAGAACCATCAAATGTAATTGTGAATCTGTCTGGAAAATTTATGTTAAACCAGCATCAGTTGAATATGAAAGATATTTTGGTGATGACCCATTTGGTGGTAATCAAACTAGAAGAGAAAGGGCATTAAGATTCATTTGCCCCATGTGTACTATGCATACAATGATTCGTAATGCAATATTAATTTATAAAATTGAATCAGAAGAATTACCAGAGAGTTTGTTTAGAGGGAGATAATTTTATATGAATCTTAGTGATAATGCCTTAACCATTTTTAACAATCTATATAGTTTTCAAGACGAATCAGTAGAAGATACATTCAAAAGAGTAGCAAAAGAATTCGCTACAAATGATGAAGAAGAAGGTCTCGCCTATAGTCTTCTATCAGATAATATATGGAGACCAAATACACCTGTATTCTTAAATGCAGGAACAGAGCATAGAAACTTTTGTGCCTGTCATGTGGTAGGTCTAGAGGATAGCATGGAAAGCATTTATGATGTAGCTAATGTCTCTAGAAAAATATTCCAATATGGTGCAGGAGTTGGAATACCCATTGGTAACCTAAGAGAAAAAGAAGCTTTCATTTTTGAAGGCAATCCTTTAATGGCACCAGAGGGTAAGTCATCCGGTCCTATTGTCTTTATGAGACTCTATGATGCTGTGGGGGATACAACCAAATCAGGGGGTAGAGTAAGACGTGCAGCAATCATGGTTTCTATGTATGTTTGGCATCCTGATATAATGGAGTTCATTCAGTGCAAACAGAATGAGGGATGGTTGACCAACATGAATATCTCTGTAGCAATTACAGACAAGTTCATGCAAAGTTTAGAAGACAAAACTCCATTCCAATTATATAGCCCACAAGATGGAACTGAGAAGGGAACTATAAACCCAGAAGAACTCTGGGATACATTATCCGTAATGGCGCATAAAACCGGAGACCCAGGAGTTCTTTTTCTAGATACAGTTCAAAAGCACAATCCACTAAAGAAGAAATTCCTTATTGAGTCAACAAATCCATGTGGAGAACAACCACTAATGCCTTTTGGAGTATGCAATCTTAGTGCTATCAATATAAGTAAATTTGTAGAGGGAGATGACTTTAATTGGGATGGGTTATATCGAACTGCATATAATATCACTGGACTCATGGATAATATTATTGATACCATGGATTATCCAGACCCTAGATTCAAAGACACTGCTCAGAAATATAGGCAGATAGGAATAGGGATGATGGGATTAGCAGATGCTATGTATATGTTAAATTATAGATATGATGGTCCTGAAGGGAAGAAATTCGCAGCAGAAATTATGAGAACAATAACCACTGCAAGTGTTGATAGGAGTACAGAACTAGCTGAAGAGAAAGGAGCATTCTTTGAGTGTGAAGAATACAAAGATGATTTATTAGAAATTCTTAGTCAGCAGATTGGTAAAAGGAAAGTCTTGAAAAGAGTACGTGAACATGGTGTAAGGAATAGTCAGTTCACAACATGTCAACCAACAGGAACAACAGCACTTAGCTGTGATGCATCCTATGGAATCGAACCTATCTTTGGTCTCATATTTGAGAAGAAACTAGTTGAGGGAGATGTTATGAAAATAGTGAATCCCATCTTCTTAGAAAGAGTCAAGGATGAGGAATGGTGGAACGATGGAATGATAGAAAAGATTTTTGAGAATGGTGGGTCACTAAAAGGTATCCATGGTATTCCAGGTGAAATAAGAGATGTCTTTATTACTGCTCATGATATCAAACCAAAGGATAGAATTGACATGCAAGCACATATCCAGAAGCATTGCTCTACTGCTATATCCAGCACAGTAAATCTCCAGAAAGAAACTACAGCAGGTGAGATAGCTGAGTTGTACAAATATGCATGGAGGAAAGGACTGAAGGGATTAACAATTTATAGGGATGGTTCTAAGAAAGACCAACCTGTTACATTCAGAAAAGAAAAGACAGACGTTGTGGTTGACATTCATGAAACAATCAAGAACCTAAAGATTGAGAGACCTAAAAGACTCTCAGGTGAAACACATACAGTCGAAACTGGTAATGGTAAAATGTACGTCACTATCAATTCATCTAACAAGAAACCTGTAGAAGTTTTTATAGAGGTTGGAAAAGCTGGACAAACTATGAAGGTTATGTCTGAAGCTTTAGGAAGAATAGTATCCATTGCACTTCAGCATAGAGTTCCAGTCAATGAAGTAATAAAAACATTAAAAGGACTTGACAGCAGCAGTCCAGTATGGTATAGGTTTGAGGAGGATGACCAGAAACCAGTTCAAATTTTTAGTATTCCAGATGGATTAGCTCAACTTTTAGAGAGGTATTATATAAATATTGATAAGAATGAATTAGAATTTTTAAATGGAAGTTCACTTTCTGCTTGCATAAAGTGTGGAATTAGGGCATACTTAGAAACTGAGGGATGTGGCGTTTGCCAGAATTGTGGATTTAGTAACTGTAGCTAGAGGAGAATACAATGAAATTAGAGAAGCATTTAGAGAAAACATATGAAGTGGAACTTTTAGAGGAACTTATCTCTAGTCCCTTGTATCTAGATGAGGAGTCAAAGTCTAATCCCAAGGAGATAGCTAGATATTATCATGATATGAAAAAGCTTAATCCTAAATCTAGTCCTTGGATAATTCTTTTAGGAATGGCAAAGGAAGCAGGTGTGAAGCCTGATAAACTTCTTTCTCAATTCCCACCAAAGGAAAGAAATGAAATTAGACACTCAGCACCTATAACTAGTCCTGGATTGGGTCAAATGTCAGGTACGGAAATAGCTAGAGAGTTAGGTGTCACTAGACAGGCAGTTTCCTCAACTATTAAAAAGGGATTGCCAAAATTTTATCAAGGAACCAAAGACATGAATCCCAAAATGAGACCATGGGATATTTTACTATTAATAGCTGATAAAACTGGTATGAGAGAAGAACCTGTAAAACTTCTAAAACTCATGCCAAAAAAAATTAGACAAGAGATTGAAAAAGATGCCGAGAGATTTAGAAAATAAAAGTGTTTTATGTTCGGGCTGTTACCACTATATTGTAATGGATGGGAAGATAGTCAAATGTACTAAAGAGTATTTCAAACCCATTGCAATTAAAAAGACAACCGTTTATACTCCGCTTGATTTTGATTGTTGGGAGCATGAAAACGATGTCAGAAAAAAACGTCAAACAGATTAGTGTTGGTGGGTGTTGGTTCTGTGAATGGAAACCAATACAGGGTACAGAAATGAAAGCAGCTAAATTTACAATGACTGATGGTGCTGTATTTGTATTCTGTCCTGAGTGTGGGTATGAAATTCCAGATGCCCAATTTCTAATAGGAGAGAATGTTGAAGAATGATAGATTTAGATATTGTGCGAGAATTTGTACTAGAACATCTTCCTATGGTAAAGATTACAAAACGTGGAACTCACTTCCAGACAAGATGTGTACTATGTGGAGATTCAAAGAAAAGTCCTACTAAAAGAAGATTTCATTTAGATTGGAACAAAGGTAACCCGATGTGGCATTGCTTTAATTGCGAAAGGTCGGGTTCTTTTATTCCTCTGTATGCAGAAGTAACAGGTCAGAGTCAAGAGAAAATCAGAAGTATTATATTCAACCATCATACAGACCAATGGGATAAAAAGAAGTCAGGAACCAAAAAGAGATGGAACGGCAATAACAAGCCTATTAAAAAATTTAATGGTGAACCTCTCACCACATACCATGATTATCTCCTGAAGTATTGTGTTAGCCACACTGATAATCCTACAGGCTACATCACCAAAAACCTACAGAAAAAACTTAAAGAATTCATTTCTAACCGTGACCTACCGGAGCATGTAAAGGTATATGCTGCATATGAGGGTAGATACAGGAATAGATTTATCATCCCTGTATATGAGGGGAATAAGATTGTATACTTTCAGGCAAGGCGTATAAACAAATACATAGAACCTAAATACCTGAACCCAGAAGCAGAGAAAGAGAGAATCATTCTCAATAAGGAGAAGTTTGACCGGAGCAAACACATCATAGTTACTGAGGGTTTAATAGATGCATTCATGATACCGAATCAAGGCACTGCTTCCCTAGGCGCATCCATCTCAGAGACATTTTTAAAAACTTTATTCAAGTATACAGATAAAGATGTAATCCTCTTCTTTGACAATGATAAAGCAGGAAGAAAGGCATTCAATAAATTTACAGATGAAGAATATGGAAATATATTCAGAGATAAAGTAAAATACTTTCTCTTTCCAGATAAATATAAGAGACAGTATGCAGATTTAAATGAAATCGTTACTAACGAGAAGATTGAGGATGTGTATGAGTTCATAATAAGCAACTCTCATACTTTAGTTTCCTCAATCGCATTGTTGAGGTTAACTGAGGAGGTAATTGTGAAATGAGAATGACTAGACTTGGTACTGATTATATTTGTGTTTCAGAAGACAACGTGACTGAATATATATCTCTTCCTAGAGTACACATTATTAAAATGAAGTTCTTCAACCCCACTGAAGATAAAATTAAGAAGGTACTATATGCATACCCCAAAACAAGAAGATTCGTGATAGAGGATAATATAAGAATATACAATCAAGCGTTAAAGAGAACTAATAAGAAATTCTATGTTGAGAATGTTAACGGCACAGGATTTATTTCTTTTTTTAGAAAGAACAATAAAGTATTATTGAATGTTACCAAGCTATCTACATTTGAGAAACAATTTGCATTGAATATTTGTTTAGAGGACATCCTTAGAAATATTGAAGTAATACAATTAGAGGAAGAGGACTTTAATGAGTATAAGGAAATATTTGAGAAATGGAGTGGGAACGTCATCATTCATGACGAAAATTTTATAATATGAGAATAATCGGTTTTGGTCCGTTTATAGGTGACTTTGAACAAGAAGTAATCACGTTCAGACCTTATATAAAATGGATATCAGAAGTTGTGGAATCAAAAGCAATATATTTGAATACCCATTTTAATAGGGCATTCCTATATGATTGGATACCATCAGAGAACATACTACCAGTCTATGAACATCTAACTAGAGATGAGCTAGGACAATTTGGTTATGTGCATGACCAGTTCAAGACTAAAGACTACATGCTACTAACTAAAATCTTTAAACAAACAATAGTTAATATCTGTAGGTGTTCAAAGAGGGACATAGAAATATTTGGTTTAAATTATGCACGAAGTAAACCAGCATATTCAGTATATAAAAAATTGTTTACACCAATTTCTGTTCCAGATATAAATATTAAAGAAGAGTATTTAAATAGGGTGATTTATATCCCTAGTTCTGGATACCATCTAGAACAGGTATATGAATACTTGTCTTCAAAATATGACGCTATAATAGCTGGTGACTTAAGACTAGATGGATACTGTTCTGAGAATAATGAACTATTGAAGTTTGCAGATTATTTTGAGAATGGTTACAAATATATTCTTAAGATGATTAGCAATGCAAAGGCAGTAGTTTGCCCCATTGGACACTGGACGTTTATAGCAAACTTACAGGGTGTCCCTGTATTTTCGTATGGTGATGCCCCTGGTAACTATAAAGAAAATGGACTATATCATTTCGGAAACCATAAATCCATGGTTATTCCAGCAGACCCAGAATCAGACGTGGACAGTTTGCTAGGAATGATTGATTACTTCATGAGGAAAATAGGAGAGAAAAATGAAGTTCCATAAATATCTAAATGAAAAAATTGAAATTGACATTGAGATTGGTGACATCATACTTGGTGGGCGATTCAAGAATAAGAAAATCAAAGTCAAGGAAATAGGAACAAACGAGAAAGGAGACATCACTATCAATGGCAGACCTTTAATGAAATATAGATTAATCCCAAGGGTAGCGATTGTAAAACCTGGAGAGGAAGAGTGAAATATAAGGACAAATGAAATTTACTAATTATATTTTAAGAGAACAAATGAAAGAGTGGTCAAAGAAGCAAAGGGAAACAGAACTAGCCCTTTCAACACCAGAGAGAATAAAAGTAATAGAGAAGAAATTTAGTTCTCTAGTTTTCAAATATAAACATCCAAATAATTTAGAAGACCTTAGATTCTATAAAAAATTTAAACCTGGAAGCTTCTGGAAAAAGGTAGATAATGCTGTTACACAAGAACACCATCCTTCAAGTGCTGAACAGGTTATGAAATTTCTAAAGAAGAATATAAAATGAGATTCTATAATTTCCTGAAAAGGAAACCGATAACACAGGATAAGAAACACATAGAACCCAAGCAACCAAGTGAGAGAGGTAGATGGATGCCTGGAACAAATACCCAAGCTACTCTTCCACCAAGGTATCCAAGAAAAGGAACAGGGGTAATAAAAAACTAGGGGTAAGATATGAGTTTAAAAGAATATTTACTAGAACAAAACAAAGGATATACATCAACCAACAAAGGAACAAAGGGAGAACACAACCATCCCTATGAAGTAGATAACTTTGGGAATGGTGGTACGCTACCAGATAAAACAGGACATGACCATAAAATTTCAGAATGGATGGTACTTCCTGGTGGAGATGATAGTCATGGTCATATGCTTTCAATGTTAACTGAGGAACTTGGTCCTTCTGAAAGGTCACGAATGGATTTCATGACATCTGAACTTGCCCAAGAACTTCTTAATTCTGTTAAGAAGATAGGGAACATAAGACAAATCGGTAAAGCGCATTTTGGTAAAGAGCTAATGAAAATAGAAAAGGCTTTAAGAAAAAGCCAAAGTGATGTCAACAGAGTTATTGAGGGTTTACGACAAGGCTGGAAATGAAAGAACAGCTTGGAGTCAAATGGCAGTGGAAGAAGCTAACAACATGGGGCAAAATCTGGCACGTAATATCAATCATCTTATCACTGCTGGCAGTGTTAGTAATGTGCGCTGGACTTTTGTATATAGCGTTCTTAATATTAATGATGGGTAGTTTAGTGCTAGAATTAAAAGACGTAGTATTAAAAGATTTAATACATTGGATATCTGGATGAGCAAAGCAAAAGCAAATATGGAAAGAGAGCAGTTGAAAGAAGACAGAAGAAAGTGGCTCACGTCTGCCAAAAAGAAAGATGACACACCGGAATATCTAAAGGACGTAGAAATCCTATGTGTTCAGTGTGGTAACATGT